AGCTTTCGAAGAAGAAGTAATGTTAGCAGGTTTCGCTTCTGCACCAACTAAACAAGAAGGTGCTGGAGTTGTGTTTGATCAAGCAACTGAAACTTTCACTGCTAGATACTCACATGAAACAATTGCTTTAGCATTTGCTATCACTGAGGAAGCAATCGAAGATAACCTATATGATAGATTAGCTGCAAGATACACAAGAGCTCTTGCAAGATCTATGGCAAACACAAAACAAGTGAAAGCTGCAAATGTATTGAACAATGCGCAAGTAACAACAGTAACTGGTGGAGATGGAGTATCTTTAATTAATGCTTCTCACCCATTAGCAACTGGTGGAACTTTCTCAAACGTTCTTGCAACTGCATCAGATCTTAATGAGACTTCACTTGAGCAGTCATTGATTGACATTGCTGGGTTTGTTGATGAGAGAGGCTTAAGAATAGCTGCTCAAGGTAGAAAAATGATAATTCCAAAAGAATTACAATTTACTGCTGAGAGAATTATGAAGTCTCCAATGAGACCATCAACTGCAGATAATGACATCAATGCTCTAAGAAGCATGGGAATGGTACCAGAAGGTTATGTAATTAATAACTTTTTAACTGATACAGATTCTTACTTCTTATTGACTGATGTGCCTAACGGACTAAAAATGTTTGTTAGATCACCAATCAAAACTGCAATGGAAGGTGACTTCGATACAGGAAACGTAAGATTTAAAGCTAGAGAAAGATACTCTTTTGGATTTTCTGATCCAAGATGTGTATTTGGTAATGGAAACTTACCAACTAGTTAATAGATAATACGTAAGTATTTTGAGAAGGGGCGGTGTTTTACATCGCCCCTTTTTTTATGTATAATATTAAAACCTAGATTAATTATTATGTCGACTGGCTAGGCAGACGGTATAGAGACGGCATAGTACAATGGCTATACACAAAGGAGAAAATTATGGCTAGAACAACGTTTAGTGGACCAGTTAGATCTTTAAGAGGATTTATAGGAACAGGTCCTGAAATGGCACAATCAATAACTGGAACAGTTGATGGTGGAACAGACATCGCAGGAATTGATAAGTATCAAGGTAAAATAATACAGATTGGAAATGCTAATACTGTTTTTAATTTACCTTCAATAATTGACACAGCAACTTCAGCAGTAGCAGGTGATAATGATCCAAATTCAACAAACAGAGTTGGACTTAAGTACGAATTCATTGTTACTACAAGTTTGACTGGTGGCAACACTTTTGTTTTGAATGCTGGAACTGCAGCAGGAAGAAGCACAGCTGATGTATTCAGAGGAATGGCAATCTACAACAACACAGCAACTGATCCAGGAGCTGTGACTGCATTTAATGCGGGTGGAACTGATACTCTCACATTAACAGCTACAACTAAAGGTGGACTAGAAGGTGCTCAAATTCAATGTAGAGCAGTTGATGGTTTAATTTGGCAAATTAGTGCACAATTGATTGGTAATGGAACATTTGCTAATCCTTGGAGCTAATAAATAATTAGTGGCTCCTTCGGGAGCCACATAAAAGGAGATTTATGAGTTTTAAAACTGACATACAAGCCACTAGATCAAATGCTGCTGCAGGAGCTTCTGCAATTATTGCACAACCTATAAGGTTGCGTGGCATAATTATTGCATCAAGTGGAGGTGGAGCAGGTGAATTAGAGTTAACTACTACATCAAATACAGGAACAACTTTATTTTTTGCAGATGTTCCTTCAGGTGATGTAGTTAATATAAATTTTCCAGAAGATGGAATTTTATTTCCACAAGGAATATTCTGTAAAACAAAAACACATGTTACTGCATATACTTTATTAACAGATAAATATTCTGGACCAAATTTATCAACAAGTAATAAATAATTATGAGCGGTGGTGGTTCATTTACAAGTGATCAATCGGTAGCTCATGCTACAGGAACTACGCAAATGGTACCTACAACAAAAAGAGCTAGATTAACCTCAATACAAGCAAAAGGTAATTCAGCCAGTGGCTCAATTATTTTTAAAACAGGAGGTGTTAGTGGCACTACCATCGCAACATATTTATTTGGAGAAGAGGGTTTAGATATGTACCTTCCTGGATCCGGTATTCTTTTTCCAAATGGAATTCATGCAACAATATCTGGCACTGCCGGAGTAACAATTACATTTACATAATATGTCTAACTATAAAAAAATTGCTATCGCACCTTATCTGAAAAAAGAAAAAACTACTGCAGGTCAATCAACAATAGATACACAAGGGGCAGGGGTAGATTTTATTACTCCTATGGGTGACTTAGGTATAAGCTACGATAAATCGGAACACTCAAGTGGATCACAAAAGTTTGATACAAAAGAAAAAAAAGTAACTTATAAGAAACAATTAGATGTAGGTAGTAAAGGTAATAAAAAAATTAGATTCGAAGGCCAATATGGTAAGTCAGAGAATCCAGGCGGTAAAATAACCACAAAGGGTGGGAAAATTACATTTGTATATACTAAGAAAAGAGGTGGTGATGTTATGCCAGCTCGTAACAAGAAAAATTTTAGGCCCACAAAAGCTGGTGCAGGTATGACAAGAGCAGGTGTTGCTGCTTATCGTAGAGCTAATCCAGGTTCAAAATTAAAAACAGCGGTCACAGGAAAGGTAAAACCTGGATCTAAAGCTGCAAAAAGACGTAAGTCATTTTGTGCAAGATCAGCAGGTCAAATGAAAAAATTTCCTAAAGCTGCTGCAAATCCTAACTCAAGACTAAGACAAGCGAGAAGAAGATGGAAGTGCTAAACTGCACAATATGTCTACACCCTTGTCATTGTAAAGGAGTAGGTCAATATGTTAACACTAACCAATGTATCGGTTATGATTGTGATTGTAGACACTGCACTCATCCGATTATAGAGGAGGACAAAGATATGGCAAAAAAAATAATCAATTGGGTATGGAAAGTTATTTGTTGGCCAGGCAGAAAAGTTAAAGATTGGCTTTGGACAAAATAATTTATGAGTAATAAACCTTTATCAATATCGGAGTCGGCAGCCGTCCAAATGCCTATGAAGACGGTTGCCTCTCTGATCGTAATTGTAGCACTTGGCACTATGGGCTATTTTCAGATTGTAGAACGTATTAATATTGCTGACACTAAGATTAAGATAATGGAACAAGACGTGGAACAGAATACAGAATTTAGAATAAAATGGCCACGTGGACAAATGGGATCATTGCCTGCAGATAGCGAACAATACATGATGCTGGAGGATTTGTATAAAACAACTGATCGTTTAAATAAACACATTGAGTCAATGGCTTTGAACAAAGTAAATATAGAATTTTTAACAAAGCAAATGGACAAGGTTTTAGTTGATATTGAAAAATTGAAAGATGCTAATAGAGATCTTGGCTATACAAACGGAGCTAAATAATGGTTGAAGTTGTTGTGGCTTTACTTATGTTTTGGGATGGAGAAATCAAGGAGCATCGTATTCAAGAAAGTATGGCTGCATGCCTCAGAGCTAGACGTGTGGCTGAAAGGGAGTTCAATCCTAACGTGTCTTATAAATGCATACGTAGTGAAGCAGAAACAGAGATTTTTATGGGTGAAAAATCTATAAAAAAACTACATTTAAAATAATGGCATATTTAAATGCAAACATACCACCAATTTATTGTAAAGTAAGAAAGGAATATTTATATGACATGGACCCAAAATATAAAAAATTTAGTAGTGACTGCGTTATCTTTGGTCTTACTTCCATTTCAGGTCGTGCTTTATTATTTAACATTATGTTGCCAAATGGTGCTTGCTATTGGAGATTACCTATTTCAGCTTTTTTTCAAAAAGAATTCGAAAGATATCAAGTTCCAGATATGGAAGTACAAGAACTTGAATTGTGGAATTGTTTTAGCTATTGGCCTAGTGTTCATTGTTTTGACTGGATGGATGGTTTAAATGGCAAATATATGGGCATCGATAAAAAATTTTATCATGGTAAATATTTATTTACCATTGACTGGGCAAGTCCCGACACTAATATTTTGGATACAGAACATTCTGAAATACCTCAAGAACATAAGTGTGCGCATATATTGGCTCTTAATAACGGCAATTATGCTGGTCAGCCTAACAATCGTTGCCTTTGGCACGTTAATAGTTATACTACTGACAACAGTTGGCCTGACTATAAAGTCCAAACTACTTATTGGGATGCAGAAGATACAAAATTAGTAACAGAGGATTCTGATAATATGTTTTATGATATGCAAGAAAAGGATCAAGCAGAAGATTTAAGTTTTGAAAACAATGGGAAGAAAAATGAATCTGACACGTAATTTTACTCTTTCAGAGTTAACTAAATCGGACACTGCAATACGTAAAGGCATCAATAATAATCCTAACGCAGAGCAGATAGAAAAACTAAAAGCGTTGTGTGAAAATATTCTTCAACCGGTACGTGACCATTTTGGCAGAGTTAAGATTACTAGCGGTTTTCGTAGCGTTGAATTATGCGAAGCAATTGGTAGTTCTGCTAGATCACAGCATGCACGTGCAGAAGCCGCAGACTTCGAAGTTGTGGGCGTGGATAATGCTGAACTATTTGATTGGATTAAAGATAACCTTACACCAGACCAATTAATTTTAGAGTTCTACACTCCGGGTGAGCCAAATAGTGGATGGATACATTGCTCATGGATTCCAGACCAACCAAGAGCATCGTTCTTGCACGCATACAGATCCGAAGGTAAAACAAAGTACAAACCAATATTAGGAAAGGCAAAAGATTTAATATGAAAGATCCAAAAGTAGGAACAGGTAAAAAACCAAAAGGTTCAGATCGAAGATTATACACTGATGAAAATCCGAGGGATACAGTCAGGATTAAGTTTAAAACAGATGCTGATGCTAGAGCTACAGCAGCGAAAGTAAAAAAAGTTAATAAACCTTTTGCAAGAAAAATACAAATTTTAACTGTAATGGAACAAAGAGCTAAGGTCATGGGTAAAACAGGAGTTGTAAACATTGCAAAAAAAGCTAAAGAATCCCTACGCAAAAAGCGTAAGGTCTAGAACATATCAACCAAAAGTGATAGACTCTAAGAAGTTGTACAACCGCAAAAAGGAGAAACAAATAATTCTCAAAGCGGCCGCTATAAAGGAGGACTAATGGCAAAACAAGGACCATGTTGGGATGGATATGTGCAGAAAGGCATGAAGAAAAAAGGCAACAAGATGGTGCCTAATTGTGTTCCTGCAGGTAAAAAAATTATGAAAGCAGCGATGGGTAGAGCCGCTTTTTCAGAAACGACTTCAAAAGCTCCTGGTACTAAAATGGTTCAAGAACCCTACATTGGTTCCTACATGAAATCAGAATTAGCTGGTAAAAAAGTTAACAACCAATCCTTAGTAAATTACTATGGACCACTATTAAAAGGATTTAAAAATGGCTAGAAAGAGAAACATCGTAGAGATTGCAGAGAGGTTTGGAAACGAAAGAGCCATAAGAGTATTTAGACAAAGAAAATTTAAAAATAAAAAGAAAGCAGAAGAAAGAAAAACAGGTCAAAAGAGTTTTGGTTTTAATGTTGGTGGTGGAGCAGATATGAGCACAAAGAAAAAAAAGAAAAAAACTCCAGGACCAAAAGGGCATATTATGGGTGAAAGTTATGGTGACAGAAAAAAAATGGATTATGTGCCAAATAAGAGGTTTACTAAAGGTGGATTAGCAGATTACTATAAGGATATAATTTAATGGCAACATCAGGAACAACATCGTTTAATTTAAACATCGATGATATTATTCAAGAAGGATATCAAAGATGTGGTGTAAGAACAAACTCAGGGTATGATTTAAAATCAGCTAGAACTAGTTTAAATTTATTATTTGCAGAGTGGGGCAACAGAGGTGTTCATTTATGGAAAGTAGAATTAAATGAAAAATCATTAGTGTCGGGACAAGCGGCATATACTGTAAACGAGGATGTAAGTGATGTATTAGAGGCTTTTATTTCATCAAGTCTTACAGCATCGGATAGTTCCTCAACACAAGATGTGTCTTTGACTAAAATTGATAGATCTGCTTACGCTGCTTTACCTAATAAATTTTCTACAGGAACACCTGCACAATACTATGTGGATAGACAAAAAAGACCTGTTATAAATTTATACCAAACACCAGATTTAAATACTTACACTGCATTAAAATATTACGTTATTAAAAGAATTGAAGATGCAGGTGCATACACTAATGATGCAGATATAGCTTATAGATTTTTACCATGTATGGCAGCAGGATTAGGATATTATTTATCTATGAAAATTAATCCACAATTAGTTCAACAAAATAAAATTATTTACGAAGATGAATTAAAAAGAGCCTTAGACGAAGATGGTCAAAGAACCTCTGTTTATATTAGTCCACAATCGTTTTATCCTTCAGGAGTTTAATTATGGCAACGTACGCAACAGGTAAAAGATCAAAAGCAATATCTGATAGATCGGGTATGGAATATCCTTATGAAGAGATGGTAAAAGAATGGAATGGTTCTTTAGTGCATTACACAGAATTTGAACCAAAGCATCCACAAATAAGACGAAGACGTACAACAGCTGATGCAATAGCACTTAGAAATCCAAGAGTAATAAAGTTTCAACAACCCTCTCAACAATTTTTAAGAGATGGTGATGGCACTACTTCAGATAGTGGTGGAGCTTCAGTGGGTGTGGCAGACTTAAGTTTACCTGGTCAATTTGCTTTTAGAACACAAGAGTTTCCTGTGATTCGAGATGGTGAAACTATAATTATGCAAAGTATGATTCCAGAAGATCCAAGTATTCAAAATATTAGACGACAAGCGAGAGTTTCAGTTGGTCTAGTGGAGGTTAATATTACATAATGTCAATAACACATTCAGATTTTTTAACACAAGTCAGAGATTATACAGAGGTTGGTAGCTCTGTTTTGACTGATTCTATTATTCAAAATTTCATAAGACATGTTGAGTTAGACGTTGCAGGTAAAGTTGATTATGATGATTTGAGAAAATATGCCACTTCTAATTTTACTGCTGGAAATAGAGCTGTGTCGATACCTGCTGATTCATTGGTCTTAAGATCTGTTCAACGAATTGGTTCTGGAGGTGAAAGGAATTTTTTAGAAAAAAGAGATATTAGTTTTATCTCTGAATTTAATAGCACTGGCAAACAAGGCACGCCTAAGTATTTTGCTAACTATGATGATTTTAATATATTAGTAGCCCCAACACCTGCTGCAGCAGATACGATACAGATTAACTATATAAAAGATCCACCACAATTCACATCGACAAATAACACTTTCTTATCCACATATCAGGAATCCATGTTATTACATGGTGTTCTTACAGAAGCTTATAGCTTTTTAAAAGGACCCGACAATCTATACAACCTCTACAAAGGGAAGTATAATGAAGAATTACAAAATTTTGCCCTACAACAAATGGGTAGAAGAAGACGTGCGGAGTATGATGATGGTGTTATGAGAATTAAAATACCATCGCCTTCTCCAAACAATTAATTTAAAAGGAGGCCATCATGGCAATAACAACAAACGCAATCTGCAATTCATTTAAAAAAGAATTGCTAGAAGGAGCTCATAAATTTCAGGCAGCTCCAAACGGAAGCACATATAAACTTGCAATGTTTACTAACTCTGCAAGTTTAGGTAAATCAACTGTAGGATACTCTACGTCAAATGAAGTTTCATCACCATCAGGATATTCTGCTGGTGGTAAAGCACTTGTCAACGTTGGAACATCTCTAGCTACAAATACAGCTATTACAGACTTTGCTGATCTTTCATTCGTAGGTGTAACTTTGACTGCAAGAGGAGCTTTAATCTACAATACAACTACTGCTGGTGGATCAAATACTACTGATGCTGTAGCTGTTTTAGATTTTGGCGGAGACAAAACTGCTACTTCAGGAACATTTACAATTCAGTTTCCTGCATTTACTACATCGGCTGCTATATTAAGAATAGCATAAGGAGTAAAATGTTTTTATGTCAAATACTTGGGGTTCACTTACATGGGGTGCTGGTGATTACGGAGCGCAAAACGACTTTACACAGATAGTATCTGGTATAAGTGTTACCTCAAGTATTGGCAATGAAACAATAGAATTAAATACTATTGAACCTGTTACAGGTTCAACAGCCACACTTTCAGTTGGCGATACATCAATTGATCTTTTAAATAATGGATGGGGTGCCAACACTTGGGGATTTAGTGAGTGGGGCCAAATTGGAAATCTTGTTACTGGATCAGCTCTTACTTCAAGTATCGGAAACGAAACTGTAACAATTGATTTTTCTGGATCTGTAACTGGTCAAGCATTAGCATCATCAATTGGTGCAAACGTAATTACCATAGATCAAACTTTAACACTGACAGGACAAGCTTTATCTTCAAGTATCGGAGTATCTGATGCTGCGCCAGATGCTATGATTACTGGACAAGCATTAACTACAGCGATTGGAAGTGTCACTGCTGTTGGAGTTATTGAAGTTGGATGGGGTGGAGATACTTGGGGTGAAAATCAATGGGGTGAACTAAACGCACCTACAGTTGCAGTATCTGGAATTAGTGCAACTTCATCTGTTGCAAGTGTTACTCTTCAAGCTAATGCTAATGTGGCAGTAACTGGGACTGCATTAACATCTGCAATCGGATCACAAACTGCAGGTATTTCATTCTTATTTAGTGCAACAGGATTATCTTTAACTACAAGCTTAGGTGAAGAAGTTATTGACATAGGTGTGCCTGTAACAGGTATCGCTTCATCTATGTCAGCAGGTCAAACTACAATCGATCCTACTTTCTTAGTAGGTGAAGGTTGGGGTAGAGATACTTGGGGTAACTTAGGTTGGGGTGTTAATTTCTCAGCTCAGAATACTGCAGGTTTATCACTAACTTCTGCAATTGGATCTGAGACAGCATTTACTGATGTAGCGGTTTCTGTTACTGGCCAAGCATTAGCGTTAACTTTTGGTGTTTACTCAGTACAAGCAGATGCTGATTTATCAATAACTGTGTCTGAACATACTATGACCTCTGCAATAGGGACTCAGAGTTTAACTCAAACAACGACAGAACCTGTAACAGGTCAAGCAGCTACGACATCAATTGGAAATGCACTAGCTGGACTATTTTTAGATGTTCCTGTAACAGGCGTTTCTTTAACATCATCAATAGGAAATCAAAGTTTAGTACAATCAACAACTGAGCCTGTATCAGGCCAAGTGTTAACATCCAGTATTGGCACTATCGTAGAGGTTCCACAGGTAATAGTAGGTGTTTCAGGTATTGCAATAACTATGTCGTTAGGTTCAGAAGCTACACAATCTAACGCAAATGCTTTCCCTACAGGCCTGTCCTTGACAAGTTCTGTGGGCAGCCCTAATATAACGCCATGGCAAGAGGTTGATCTTGGTGTCAATAATACTTGGACTACAGTTGATTTGGCTGCTTAATAAATGTATAATATAGATAATTAGGAGAATTTTTTATGTCAAGTTATTCAAGTGATTTAAAAATTGAATTGATGGTTACTGGCCAAAATGCCGGTACATGGGGTGACAAAACAAACACGAATTTAAACTTAGTTCAACAAGCAATCGCTGGTTATGAAGCTATAGATGTAGCATCATCTGATGTAGCACTTGTTATGAGTGATGGTGCAATTTCAAATGCTAGAAATGCTACACTAAAACTTACAGGCACATTAGCTGCAAACAGAACTGTAACTGTACCTAATAGTATTGAAAAAGTTTACAACGTTGTAGATGGTACTGATCACGCAGGCAATACTTTAACTTTTAAAACTGTATCTGGAACAGGTGTTCTTTTATGTGAAGGTAATTGTTATGTATTATATGCTGATGGTACAAATGTTGAAAAAGCAAACGAATACAGAAAATGGAGAACAATTACTGCTTCAGAAACTATTCAAGCAGGTGCAAAATTATTTGTAGACACAACAGGTGGAGCTGTAACTGCTACACTTCCAGCGTCACCAGCAGTTGGTGATGAGGTTCATTTTATAGATTCAAGATTTAACTTTGACAGCAATGCGTTGACTGTAGGAAGAAATAGTTCTAAAATTGCTAATGCGTCTTCAGACTTAGTTGTTAATACTGAAGGTGCAGGTTTTGGATTAGTTTACTCTGGCTCAAACGTTGGCTGGACTTATATGGAGAAATAATATGTCAAATTATGAAGCAACTAGATATGATTTTTCAGGAGCAAATCTTACAGGTATAGAAGGTATACCAACAGCTACTATTGTGCCGTGGTCATCTTCATCTGTGCCTACAGGTTTTTTAGAGTGTGATGGATCAGCAGTATCAAGATCTACTTACTCAGCATTATTTGCAATTATAGGCACAACTTATGGAGCTGGAGATGGTGCATCGACTTTTAACTTACCTAACTTAGCAGATAACGTTTGTGTAGGAAAATCTAATAACAAAGCTTTAGCATCTACAGGTGGTGCAAACACAGTACAATCAACAGGAAACGTTGGAGGTTCAACAGCTAACGCAACTTTGTCAGAAGCACAACTTGCTTCTCACACACACAGCGGAGCTGCTACTAACTTTAACCCAGGTAACCTTGCTGGTCCTGGTGGAGGTCCTGTATGTCAATCTACAACATCATCAGGATCAACAGGTTCTGGAGATGGTCACTCACACAACATGAGTGCAACATTTACTGGAGATGCAACTTCTGTATTGCAACCTTATTTGGCTGTGATATACATAATTAAGACTTAGGAGATAAAATGGCAACAAATTCAAAATGGACAGTGGTAATGGAAGACAAAAAAATTATCAACCATGGCGTTAAAGATGCACGAGGTTTTTCTACTGCATATAAAATTTTAGACGATGATGCTTTTTGGAATCAAGAAAAGTTTTCAAATATTTGGGCTATTCAATATGGAACATTCGCTCCTAGCGATACTGTCGAGCATAGAGATGCTACTCCACATTGCACATGGGAAGAAGCTGATCTAGGTGATATTAGTCAATTTACTGATAAATGGGATGCAGCTCATTTAGCTCAACTACAAGCTGATTGGGATAACGATGTAGTAACAACTCAAGATGCTGAAGGTAATGAAATAGTTGAAAGCGAAGCTGATCAAATAGCTAGAAAAGGTGAGAGACCTACGTCTTATTCTTCTTCTTAATCCAAAGAAAATTAACCATTACATATCTTAATCCAGAATTTTCATTAAATTGTAATGAAGAGTGATATATTTTAGAATCAAAAATAATAGCTCTATTTTCTTTAAATCCAATATGAGTGTTTAATACAAAGTCATTTTCAATTTTATCATAAAATCCTGTGCCGCTGTTAATAAGATGTGCACCCTTTAAATATACTAAACAATTAATATCATTGACATCGTTATGAGGTGTAGGATCTTTGTGTTTAGAGCTTAACCAGTAAGAAGATTCAGTTTTTTCTAAATCATATGTTAGATTAAACTTTTTTAAATTCTCATGCATTTCTTTGACTGCAAAATGTGTAGAGTTAATTTCTTGATGAAAATATACTTTTTGATAAATGGTGTTTTTTAGATCATTAAATCTATTGGTAAAAGGAGTTGTAGATAATTCATTTTTAATTTGATTTAATGTTGTTATTTTAAAAAAGTTATCTTTTATAATTATTTTACCTTTTATATCAAAAGACATTATTCTTTTAACAACATCCAAGATGTTAAAATATATTTTTCACCAGACAGAGGTGGATTACCTCTATGCACGTAGGGAAAACCTGCAGGCCAAATAACTATTCTGCCCGTTACAGGTTTTGTTCTTTTTGCAAAATGTAAAAATTCTGTTTCTCCGCCCTCCTCTACATCATTTAAATATATAGTAAAAACTAAAGCTCTTTGAGCATAATGAAAACCAGACATATGTTCGATGTGCCAAGTATGGTAACCTTCAGTTGGTAAAGTTTTTTGAATTTTCCAAGTTGTATATCTTAACTCACCATACAAATCTCCTGCACCAGTAGTATCTAAATAGTGTTTTAAAGCTAATTCATAATTTACTTTTAAACCTTTTACATCTTCCCACCACATATCTAAGTTACCTGAGCTAGCAAAAAATTGTTGATCTTTTTTTTCTGTAATTTTAGCACCCTCAAAGGCAGCTCTACTAAATGTTCTGTCAAATTTGGCTTCGTGTTCAAACAATTGAATTGCTTTATTACATTCTTCTTTTGTAATAAAGTTATCATATACACCTATAAAATTTGTTATTTCTACTTTTTTATCTTTTGCTTTCTTTTTTATATCCATGATATATAGATATTATAATATGAAATTCGACATTACAAATTTAATTTTGCATAAAAAAAATTTTTTATCTAAGAAAGAATGTGATTGGTTAATTGACTATTATGAAAAAAATAAAGCCAACAGCACCTTCGAACATTGCCCTGAGGCCACTACTGGTATAGACACAAAGTCTACTTTTGACGTTATAGATGTAATTTATGGTGACAAAGAGCATAAATTTGTTTCTAAAAAAGTTGAGGAAATGATAAACCTTTATCATAAACATACTGATAAATTTAATATGTTTCATGTGTTAAGAAAAAAATCATTATTATATTCACATAAATTAAGATTAATGAAATATAAAAAAGGTGCTAAAATTCATCCGCACACTGATCATGATCCTTACGTTTATGGCTCTTGTTCTTTTAATTTAAACGATGATTATGTAGGTGGTGAGTTTGGTTTTTTTAAAAACAAAAAAACAATTAAACTTAAAAAAGGCGATGCATTGATTTGGCCTGCAGATTACTTTTGGGTGCATGAGGTCAAACCTATCAAAAAAGGAGTAAGGTATAGCACTAATTGTTTCTTACAATGTTTACCAAGTTCAGTAATACAAAACTTACAGACTTTTCAAAATGTATTAGAAAAAAATTATAAGTTTAATCCAAAAGATGGATTTAAATATAAAATAAAGTCTGCTAAAAGATGAAACACAAAATATCAGATCTAAAATTTACAATAAAAAAATTAGTTCCTGAAGATGTCTGTAAATACTTTATAGACTTTTATGAAAAAAACGTTGAGCATGCTGAGACAGAAATGAGTTATAAGCATGAAAAGAAATTAATTATTCGTGATAATTATCATTGTATTAATTTGACCAAACATTCGGAAGAAAATAAATATTTTCTTGATCCTTTAAATTTAGCTAAAACTTATGTAAAATTGATGGTAGTTAATTACACCATGTATATTCAAAAAAAGATTTGTCCAACTTACGATATGAATGTAATATCTGACTCTTACAATGTACGTATTTTAAAATATGAAAAAGGACAATCTATAAAAGATCATACAGATGTGTCAGGAACAATAAGAGCTTCTTGCACATTAAATTTAAATGAAGATTATGAAGGTGGTGAATTTAGATTTTTCAATGGTCAAGAAAAAGTTTCATTTAAAACTGGTGATGGAATGATATTTCCAGCAGAACCTATATGGATTCATGGCACTGAACCAATTACAAAAGGTGTAAGATATTCAATTAATTGTTTTTTACACGCATGAAATTAGTATATTCAATTCCAGGAAAATTGTGGTGGATACAAGATTTTTTAGAATACAAGTTCTATAAGGCATTACATGAGAATATTATAAAACAAAGAGAAAAATTAAAGTTACACTCTTCAGAGGGAATCTACGATCAAAAGCTTTTAAAAAATATAAAAGGACCATTGAGAAGTGAAATAAGTGAATATGAACCTTTTGAAAAATTAACCACCTTAATAAAACTCAACCCATTTTTTCAACTACATAATATTGTGAAAACACATACGATAGTACACTACATGAAAAAAGGGTCAGGCATAAATTGGCATGATGATTACTTATGGAAGTATGGAGCAACTTATTATATCAACAGAAGGTGGAATAATCATTTTGGTGGTGAGTTCATGTTTGCTGACAATGTAGCTCATGGATTTATACCGATTACCGGAAACTCATTAGTTATTGTTAAATCACCTTTTAAACACAAAGTAAATCCTGTATTGAGTCCAGTAATGCCTAGAATATCAGTGCAGATATTTATGAAGTGATATAAATATGCTATAATTCCGCATGCCATTAACAAACGTAGTAATAAGACCTGGGTTTAACAAACAAGTCACTGATGTCGGAGCAGAGGGTCAGTGGGTTGATGGAGATAACGTAAGGTTTAGATATGGATTACCTGAAAAAATAGGTGGTTGGGAACAACTCACTGCTAATAGTTTAGTTGGAGCAGTGAGAGCACAACACGTTTACGCAGATCTAGACGGAAATATTTATGCAGCTTTAGGAACCACTAAAGCACTTTTAATTTATTATGGTGGTGAATTCTATGACATTACACCTTTGGCATCTGCAATAACTGGTGCTACATTTACAACAATCAATAACGATCCATCAGTTACTGTAAATAAAACACTACATGGTTTATCGGTGGGTGATTTATTTACATTTACATCTGTTACCCCTCCTACAGGTGCTGGATATAGTGCCTCTGATTTTACTACAAATACTTTTCAAGTAGTTTCTGTGCCTACTAACGATACTTTTACAATTACTATGGCATCAAATGCAGGGACTAGTGTGTCTGCAAGTGGAGCTGCAACCATTAACCCTTATGAAAAAGTAGGACCAACATCTTCGACAGGAGGATATGGATGGGGCACTTCAACTTTTGGTGGAGCTTCAGGGATTACAAATACATTAAACGGATCCTTAAATGATGACACTGCGGGTACTGGAGGATCGGGCACGAGCATTACTTTGACATCAACGACAGGGTTTCCGACAAGTGGAGTTATTAAAGTGGGTGCTGAGTTTATATCGTACACAGGGATATCAACAAATGATTTAACAGGTATTACAAGAGATGTAGCAGGTGCTAGATCAGCTCACTCCTCTGGAGCATCAGTAGAATATTATACAGGATGGGGCGATAGATCTTTAACTAGTAGTGTTATATTAGATCCTGGAGCTTGGTCATTAGATAATTTTGGACAATTACTTATTGCTACAATTAAAAATGGAAAAACTTTTTCTTGGAATCCTATAGCCTCTACGCCTGCAGCTTTACAGACACGAGCAACCATTGTCACAAATGCACCCACAGCATCTGTTTTATCTGTTGTATCAGAGAGGGATAGACATTTAATTATATTAGGAACAGAAACTACAATTGGTTCAAGTGGCACACAAGATAAAATGTTTGTAAGATTTTCTGACCAAGAAAATTTATCAGACTACACACCAACTTCTATAAATACAGCTGGGACTTTAAGGTTAGATTCAGGCACGAGAATAGTTGGTGCTGCTAAAGGTAAGGATTATATTTTAATTTTAACAGATACCTCTGCTTACATTTTACAATTTGTAGGACCACCATTTACTTTTTCATTAAGACAGGTTGGATCTAACTGCGGAGCCATTGGCCAAAATAGTATTAAGTACATTGATGGCGCAGTGTATTGGATGGGACAAGCAGGAGGCTTTTTTGTATTTGATGGTACAGTAAAAAGCTTGCCTTGTTTAGTAGAAGATTTTGTATTTACAAATAAGGGTGACAATCTTGGAATCAATTATACAAATGGTGAATTAGTAAATGCAGGATTAAATAATTTATATTCAGAGATCAATTGGTTTTATCCAAAAAATGGATCAGACTTAGTTGATAGAGTTGTAACTTATAATTATGATGAAGGGACTTGGACAACAGGCACATTAGCAAGAACTTCATGGTTTGATGCAACATTGTTTGATGTGCCTTATGCTACAGAATTTAACAATACAGGTACTCCTACATTTCCAACTATACAAGGTGTAACAAATGTTAATGGATCAAGTTTATATTATGCTCATGAAATTGGTAACAATCAAGTTGACAATGAAGGAAATAAAACAGCTATACCAGCGTTTATACAATCTGGATCATTTGATTTAGATATTGAGGGCAATGGTCAATTTTTTATGTCTATGAGAAGATTTGTGCCTGATTTTAAATTAATATCGGGTAACGCAAAAATAACACTAAACCTGAAAGACTTTCCAACGGACACCGCAACCTCATCACCTTTGGGACCTTTTACAATCACAAGTTCAACTGATAAAGTAGATACCCGAGCTAGAACAAGATTTGCTAGTTTAAAAGTAGAAAACACTTCAACTGATGAGAGTTGGAGATATGGAACGTTTAGAGCTGACATACAACCAGATGGACAAAGATAATGGACCCGATAGAAGCACAAATATTAGCACAAATAGAAAACTTACAAGCACAAAAAAATTTTGAAGCTTATCAACCATCTGTGGGTACAGGTATATCACCAATGGCGAATCAAATGAATCTAGCTCCACAAGATAGAGAAATAGGATTAGGAGAAATAGTTAAAGGCGCAGCTGGAAATGTAGTTAAAAATAAAATTATGGAAGCCGCTGCAAAAAAAATGGGCATTGAACAATTAGGACTTGCATCACAATTACCTGTGATTGGTGGTTTGATGAACTATGCTCCACCTGTTTTAGGATTTACAGGTTTAGCTGCAATAAAAAACAAAATAGCAAGTAGAGGTTTACAAGATGCTTTACGAAGAGAATCAACAAGAGATTTACAACAAAGAATAAATAAAGGTGAATTTGGATCTAATGTTCCGACACCACAAGATGAAGCTCGAGGATCTAGTGGTGGGGGAGGTGCTGGTAATTATGGAATGCCAGGTAGAGCTGCAACAAGTTATGAGGATTTATAATGGCTAAAGTAAATATTTTTGTTCCAGAGCCTAAAGAAAAATATGAGTCTTCAAACCAAAGACAAATTATTGAAGCAATAGATACATTAAAAAATCAACTAAATTTCTCTTTTCAAAATGAGTTGAAAGAAGAGCAAGATAGTTTTAACTGGTTTATATCATGACTATACAATATAAAAATGAAGGTATAGACTTAACAACCACAGGAGTGACAAGTGTTCTGACTTGCCCTTCTGATGCAACTATACTTATCAAACAAATACAAATTAACAATGGATCAGGCAGTGGCGTAAATTTAAGTGTTCAAGTTACGGATACATCTGCAACTGCTACGTTTAGAATATTTAACGAATCAGTGTCAGGAACTACAACAAAAGATATTATAAATCATACCTTAGTTCTTGAAGCAGGTGATATTTTAAAAATGACCGCAGGAACTGCAAATGAGATACAAGGTATTGTTTCATATGCCTTATTAGATAGATCACAACAAAATGGTTAAATGATACCAACAATACAAATTAAGGATAATTTTTTAAAAAAAGACGAGTTTAAAATAATAACTGATAATCTTAATAAAATAGATTATCATGCAATGAGTAACGCAGATGGACCATATGGTTTTAGACATACCTTTCCAAGAACATTAAAGAATAAATGGCTGTTTAAAAAAATAAAAAGACAATTTTTTCCAAGTGTCAAATTAAAAATAAATAGTGCCTCTTACCATTGGAGGCATAATAAAGAAAAGGTGTTAGCCCATAAAGACTTAGGAAAAGACTTTAATTTTATATTATATTTGAGAGGTAACGAATTAATTTACAACGGCACTGGATTTTATACCAAAAATAATTTAAACACGTACATAGGTTTTGTTGAGAACAGAGCGATATTTTTTGATGGTAAAAATAACTTGCATACTGATTTACAAGCATTAGGACCAAGCTCTGGACGACATTCTTTAAATATATTTTATACATATGGCAAAGCGTAAATTTGTTAACTTTGTACCAAGACCAAAACCTAGGAAGAGGCCTGGTCGTCACAAAAAAAGACTTAACAAAAACGAAAAAAGATCGTATAAGAAATACAACAAACAAGGAAGATAAATATGAGTGAAGACTTACCAAGAATACCAGCAGAAGCTAAGGAAGTCATAAAGCACAAAAAGACAGGACAGGTTTACGAGTCTAAAGCTGCTTTTGATGCAGACGTAGCAGATCCAAATACTGATACAACTGCTGATGATTTCTCACAACATGTAGAGATTACTGTTGCAAAACTTACTCTGTTTGGTAGCACTAAAAAATAATGCAACCACGAGGCGGAACTGAATTACAACTAGAAATGTTGTATAAGAATTGTGATAATTCTTTGTTAGACCAAGTACAAATATGTACATCTATACCAGGTAAAGTGCCTTTGCATCCAGATAAATTAAATATACTTTGGCAAAAAAATTCTTATGATCAACCAAACCTTTTTGATTTTTTTAAAAACCCAGAGAGGCATAATGAATATGATTGGTATGTATTTAATTCTCATTGGAATTATGAAAAGTTTAGACATTATTTTAAGATCCCAACAGAAAAAAGTATGGTTATAAAAAATGGTTGCTATTTTTTTCCAAAAAGAAAAATTTATAAAAAAGGCGATCCTATAAAATTATTATATCACTCGACTCCCTGGCGTGGTCTAAGTGTATTACTTGGAGCCATGCAATATATTAAAACTCCAAATGTGACATTGGATGTTTATTCTAGTACAAAAATATATGGTGAAGAGTTTCATAAAGAAAATGAACATTTATATAAACCATTATTTGATCAAGCAGAATATCTTAAAAATGTTAATTACATAGGTTACAAACCACATGAATATATATTAGAGCGAATGACAGATTATCAAATGTGGACACATCCTAGCGTGTTTGAAGAAACTTTTGGAATAGGTGCATTAGAGGCAATGAGTTCTGGGTTGTATTTAATAACGACTAATTATGGAGCTTTGTTTGAAACTTGTTCTGAGTGGCCTATATATGTAAATTATACAAACAACTTAAAATCTTTAGCTGAAAGATTCGCACATGCTATTGATATGGCCTGTCAATCACTACACGAAAATTACATACAAGAACATATTGAAGAACAACAAAAGTTTGCTAAAAGATTTTATTCGTGGGAAAAGAAAGGAAAAGAATGGGAATCATTTTTGAAAGGAGCTCTAGATGAACGACAATCCACAAGGCTATGACCATGATGAGGTAAGAAAGCCAATTTGGAAAAACAAACCAAGTGAAGAACACAAAGTATATACTAACGAAGATACATACCAAACAATAAAAGAAGTTAACAACAAAACAGAAGAAAAGGGAGATATACATCTTTTTATAGGAACACCCTGTCACTCCGAAGTTTCTATGCATTATGTGAATGCCATAATAAGTTTGACAAAAGCATGTCACAAAAGAAATATACCTATTGAGTTTTCATTAATTAAATCATCATTAGTTACACAAGGACGTAATTTATGTGTATCTGCTTTTCTTGATTCGCCAGCTACTCACCTAATGTTTATTGATTCAGATATATTTTTATATCCTACAACAATATTTAAAATGATAAAGGCTGATAAAGATGTGATCTCTGTCCCATACCCATTAAAAGCTTTTCTATGGGATAAGTCCTTAACACAGGTTAAAGATGGCAGTGTAAAGACTGCAGAACAATTAGCTCAAGCTGGCAATACTTATCCAATGAGAGTGCCAAACAAAAAAGATATACAACTTAATGATGGAGTCATTGAAGTAACTCATAGCCCAACAGGAGCTATGTTGATTAAGAGGTCAGTCTTTGAAAAGATGATAAAGGCATACCCACAAAAAGAAATAAGACAAAGCACAGTTATAAATAGTAAGTTAGTTTTAAAAAAGAATATGTGGAACTTTTTTGATACCATTCATGACCCTGTAGATAAGACTTATTTGGGTGAGGATTTTGGCTTTTGTAGGCTATGGAAGGATATAGGGGGCAAATGTCATGCCTATGTGCTAGATGAAATAACCCATGTAGGCGAACATCAATATACAGGTAAATTTGCTGATGAGTTGATCACAATCAAGTAAAATGCTATTATTCCATACTTAGATCTAAAAGGAGAATTTATATAAATGATACAACTTTTACCTTACGCTTTAGCTGCTTATGGAGGTTATCGAGGATACAAAGATTCAAAAGATCAGGGAATATCCGGTATCAATAGACTATTAAATACAGCAGTAGGTGCATACGGAGGTTATAGTTTAGGAACCACTGGGTTAAATGCTTTTGCAAGTCCTAAAGTATTAGCAGATTTTCAAAAAACTCAACCTGCATTTTTAAAATCTAGATTTTTTCCGCAAGTCAAAGGGGCGACTCCTGTATTAGATTCAAGGATGATGTCAGCAGCACCTGGAGGTGGAGATCCAGATATGTTTGTACCAACAGGGACATCTAATGAAAGAGGTATAACAGATATTTTATTAAGAGATAAAAAGGGTGAATATGATCCTGTAAAAATAGCTGCACTTGCAGGTGGTATTCCATTCTTAGCAGGTGCATTTGATCAAGCTCCCGTAGATATTTATTCACCAGGTTACAACTTAAGTTATCTTGAACTTGCAAAACAGAGAGGTAATTTCAAATACATAGACCCGGACACCGGACAAGAAAAAGAATATCAATCAATGTATAAACCAGAAGAACAAGGTTTAGGTGACAGAAGAATAGGTGCATATTCAATGCCTGTACAAAGATTAAAAGTAGGTGGTATAGCTGCTGTAAATAAATTTAATGAGGGTGGTGTAAACTATCTTCCATCAAAAATGACTCACGATGAAAACGATTCTACTAATTATGTTAGAGCGTCAGGATATGTTGAAGACGGAGCAGGAGTTGGTGATAAGGACGAGGATACAATGTTAGCTCAATTAGCAGACGGAGAGTTTGTAACAAGAGCAGATGGAGTATTAGGGGCTGGAATCATAGCTGGAGCTAATCCAAATAGCATGAAGGACATGAGAGAAAAAGGTGCCCAATACTTCTATGAACAACAAAGAAGATACAAACGTGTCTTCGATTTATTAAAGGAAGCAAATGGGAACAGCAAACAAAAAGAAAATTAAACCACTAGTAAGTGTATTACCTATTGAGCCGAAGGATATAGATAGATTTTGGCCTTTAATGGAGTTCATGGTTACAGAGGCATTAACCTTTTCTGGTAAATACGCAGATGCTGAATGGGTTTTTAGAGAATTAAAAAAAGACGTAATGCAATGTTGGATTATGTTTGGCTCTGATGAATCAGAAGAAAATAAAGTATTTGGTGTTTGCATTGGTAGAATTGCATCACTACCAAATTATTCACAATATGAAATAATTATATGCACAGGTAAAAGAAGAGAGCTGTGGGAAACTAATTTAGTGAATGAGATCACAAATTTTGCAAAACATAATGATTGTAAAAGATTAAGTATAATGGCAAGACCCGGTTGGGAGAGAGTATCAAAACAATGGGGTTGGAAAAAGAAACACGTACAACTAGAGAAATGGATATAATATGAGTTTTTTTGGAGGAGGAAGACCAACAGCACCTACTACACCATCGACAACAACATCGATTGTAAGAGAAGCACCTGGTATTGAAGAACGTAAAATAGAGTTGATGGATATTGCTAGACAGATAGCAGATCAACCTATTGACTTACCTGCTTTACAAGTAGCCCAATTATCAGATTTAGAAAAACAAGGTATCGCTGCTGCTGGAACAACAGGAGTTGGCTCAGGTGCAGTGCAAGAAGGGATTGCTACAATTAAAGGTGCAGCAGCAGGACCAAACATTCAACAATTTTTAAATCCTTATCAATCGTTTGTTACTGATGAAATTGCAAGACAAGGTCAGATGATGCAAAATAAATTAGGTGCACAAGCTATTGGTGCTGGTGCATTTGGTGGCGGCAGAGAAGGTGTTCAACAAGCAGAGCTTCAAGGTAGAACATTAAGTAATATTGGAAGATCATTAGCACAAGGATTTCAAACTGCTTTGGGCGGAGCGCAAAGGCAACAACAAATTGGTTTACTAGCAGGACAACAATTAGGTGCTTTAGGTGCTCAACAACAACGTATGTCACAAGCTGATTTACAACAATTGATGGCAGCAGGTGGATTACAAAGACAATTAGCTCAAGCAACTTTAGATGCACAAAGACAAACAGAATTACAACAATTATATGAACCTTACCAAAGAGCTGAATTCTTAGCTAACTTATATGCTCAAGGACCTAAAACACAATCTGGTGTTACTATGGGAACTACTCCATCAACAAGTCCGTTTGCACAAGCAGTTGGTACAGGTATAGGAGCATTTGCAGCTTATCAAGGTGCTAAACAAAACACTACAACATAGGAGATTAAATGAATAAAGTTTTAAATAGACCTATGTTTAGAAAAGAGGCATTAAGAAGAGGTCACTTAAAACCTATCAAAGCACAAAGTGGTGACTTCATTGGACCTAGACGTTTTTTTCCACCAGTTCCAGTTGGAGCACCAACAACAAATGTTTCAGGAACTGTACAAAGAAATTTTCCTGTTTCAATGGAAGTTCAAAAACCCGGTATGTTTCGAAGAATGATTCAATCTCCTATTGCTAGAGGATTAGGATCTATGATTAGCTTACCCGGTTATATTGGGTTTGAAGCTACGGGACAAGTAGCTAACGCTTTAGGTATGCAAGATTCACCATATAAACTACCATTACAAGCAGCTGGTGCTTTTGCTGCAACTAGAGCACCCGGTGCTGCTGCACTTATGGGATTAGGTGCAGGACCACAAATAGCCATAACAGGTGCAGGTCTTGCAACTTATTATGCATATTTAAAAGCTAAAGAACAACAAGCAAGAATAGCGGCAATGTCTCCAAAAGAAAGAAAAGAATTTTACGCAAACCAAAGAGCAAAAGCGTTAGAGGGTGAGGGCAGTCTAGACATGTTTGACGATTCATTTTTCAAAGATTTTGAAGAAAGTAAAAAGGCTACTGCTTTAGCAAAAAAAGAAACTGCTGATGCAGCGTCATCACTTACTCAATCGCCATCAGCGAAGCCTGGTTCAGGTCGTGTAAGTTTAACTAAGGATAATTTAATAAAAAAAGAAAACGAACAAAAAGTTGGAGATAAAGATTTTGTCGACATAAATAAAGTTGTTGAAAACGAAAAGAAAAAAATGTTTGACCAAAGACCTGATGGACCCGATCCATTAGCAGTCGCACCCGTCCCACCACCGGATAAAGAAGAACCAAAATTAAGTAATCAAAATGTTGATAATAAGGGTGAAACAACTCCAATTACAGGCGCAGGCAAGGTTAATGGTAAAACTTATTCATCTGATGTGATTAAAAGAGGTAAAATGATTGCTAAAGAATTGTTAGAGGGTAGACAATCTCAAGCAGGATTAGTGTTTTTAGCAAATTTAGCTAGTGGTTTATTATCAGGTAAAACAAGTCAAGGTGGCATTGCTGGAGCTATGGATGTTTTAGGACAAGCGTTAGGTCCTGCAGCTAATAACTATTCTATAATGAAACTTAAAGAAAATGAAATTGAAAATCAAATTATGGGACAAGCATTAGATATTGCATTACAAGAATATAAACTTGCAAACACAAACCAGATTACTAAAGGACAATTAGGAAGAGTTCAATTTTTAGGGCCAGGTGGTAAAGTTAGAAATTTCCAGGGTGGTATAAACGAAAACGGAATTCCTTATTTATTAGTTGGAGGCCGACAAGTTGCTGCATCTGATATTACAGGAGATGAATTAGCAGCGTTGTTTAATGATCCAACCTTAAAAGATTTTGCATATAGTTCTGCAATAGTAAAAGATAAAATATCTGATGATGAAGCTAAAGCACATAGATTATTATTACAAAATATCAAATCTAAAAACATTGTTTTTGATGTCAAAGGTATAATTAAAGCAACCGGTGCTGCAGGTACAAAAGGTAATCTACAAATTGCTTTAACTAAATTAAATTCACTATTAAATGACTTTGGTTTAGGTAGCACTGAAGACGCTATACAAAGACTAAGTTCTAATGAAGAAGATTTTTTTAGAAGTCTTGAACTTAGTTATCAATCTAATGAAATAACAAAAGATCAATACAAAATGTTAAAAAAAGGCTTTAAGAAAGGGAATATACAAAAAACTATTGAGAAGGCAGCTAAAGAAAATTATAAAGTAGTTGATAAAGAAACTGGTCAATTAAGAGAGCCTACTACTAACGAATTATTTGAATTAGTTAATGCACAAACAACCTTAGCGTACGCACTTGCCAACTCATTTAAAGATACAGATAGATTGACACAAAAAGACGTAACAGCTGCTATGTCAGTCATTAATATTTTACCTGCATTTGGTGGTGCTGAAACAGCAATAGCTTCTTTAAATGCCTTAGAAAAAGATTTAGATAGAAGTATCGAATCAACAATTAATAGATTAGAGAGATCTTATTATACTCAGTCTGATGTCATGAATGGTTTCTTAAGTTTATTAAAAGGCGGAGCAGGATTTGGTAAAACAGATACTTCGAAAGTAGTTTCTGAAGAAGAAAGAATGAATATTTTACAAGGAATACAATTCTAATGGCAACAATAGCAGATATACAAAAACGATTAGATAATCGAACGTTAGATCCATTTGCTTTAACTCCTGAAGAGAGAAACGCAATAGACTCAGCTATTGATGATGGTATTTTAAAAGGACCAAAAACAATGGAATTGATGGAGATAAGAAGAGGTGTAGCAGAAGATATTGCTCAAGAAAAAAGATTTCAAGAAAACCCCATACAAGAAGCTTTGGATGAAAAGGGTTCATTTTTAAAAGGAAGACCTGGGGCCGTGCTTGCAGGTGATATAACTGGAGTTGCTGCTGGTTACAAAATTATGTCAGGCAGATTATTTGGCGCAGCAAAAAATGGAAATCTGTGGACTAGAGGCCCATTAACAATCGGAAAACAAATGGATAAGGTTGGTAATATATTAGCTAGAGGTCCTGGACCTTTAAAATTATTTGGCGGTGCATTAAAACTTGTTGGTAAGACAGCAGACTTACCTGAGAGAGTTGTTAGAAGTCCTTTAGGTCAAGCAGAAATTGTTTCAACACTTACAGGTGCAGTAGGAGCTGCTGCAGGTTCGATAACTTATGATGGTATGAACAAAGCTGCAGGTAAAACGATTGCAGGAGCATTGGTTCAAGGACTTGCTGATTTAAGTGACCAAGAAATTAAAACAAATATGACTTACAATGCTGCCAACGAGTTTAAAGATTCTTTAATTTATGGTGGAGCTGCATCAGCTTTTACACCTTTCTTAACAGGTGTATTAGGAAAAGTAGGTAGAAAAATTTTACCTACAAAAAAAGGCCCTGATATGGATAGCATGTTAGAATATATTAGAGAGAATGATTTACCAGCTCCATTTATTTCACACTTAGATCAAAACAAAGGTGCAGGTAGATTAGCAGCCAACTTTTTTAAAACTGCTGGTGTATTTCCAGGTATTGCCTCTATGGGTGAATCAGCAATTAGTAAAGCTGAGATAGCAGGTGCAAATTTATATTTAAATCAATTTTTAAATTATGCTCCTCTATTAAAGGTATCTGCTATGAGCAGTGCTATTTATAATCAAGTAGCTAAAACATACAATGAAAGAATAGGATTGATAGGGTCTAGTTATGCAAAATTACACGCTGATGTTGCTGCTGCGGGTAATCCTAAACTAATAAGTTTAGATAGAACAAAGAAAGAAGCGTTAGAATTTATCAAAAATTATAAGGATACTTACATTGATTTAACAGGGGCTTACAATGTAGATTTTAAAAACATCGCTAAAGTTTTACAAAATCAAGGAGATGCAATGTATTTATATTATAATTATCTTGATGCTATTGGTGATGTTGTTTCCCCTTCTGAATATTTAGGTTTAAGACAAATGTTAAATAAAGCCTTACAACAAACAGATTTTCAAACAATTCAACGAAGCACTTACGGATTAATTAATGCACTAGAAGATGATTGGATGACTTTTGGAGCTAATATAACAAAAGGTAATCTTTTAAAAGATGAATCAATTAAAAAAACCTTTGATGAGTTTGTAGAAAAACAAGGTAAAGAAGCAGGAGAAACTTACATTAAAGGTTTAATTGAAGCTGGTAATAAAATTAATGATGATTTAATAGTTGCTAATCAAATTTTTAACAAAACAATTAACAGATATACAAACCCAGCGATTATTAGACAACTACAACAATTTGATAAAACTCTTTTCACTAACAAAGGAACATTTGGAATTGTAGGCAGAGAAGCGTTACCAAGAGACAAATTATTTGATAAAATTGAACAGAATGTTTTTCAACACGGAACAGAAGAATCCATACAACAATTTAAATATTTGTTAGGAGCAGGTCCCAAACTTGTTGGAGATGGTTTAAAAGATGCAGGCCTTAAAGCTAATGGCGAGGCTGTTTTTAATGCAGCAAGAGCTAGATATCTATGGAATAATATGTTGGAAGCTTTTGAATCAAAACAGATAGCAGGTGATATTTATAGACAAATAGATCAAAGTGCTGATGTAAAAATTGGTAGACAATATGCTACTGAGTTTTTAGAAATGTTACAAAAACAAGGTGGTCGAGCGTTAGATGATGCAAGAGGTTTTACAATAAAAGATGTTGAAACTGGTAATGGTATTTACAATATTCAAGAGTTGAGACTTAATGGAGATCAAGTAGCACAATTTAGTATTAAAAAATTTTTAGATAATTTAGGTTATTCTGGAAAAGCCACTGACGCAACAGCTCAAAAGTTAAAAGCTATTTTTGGTGATAAAAAACATTTTGATAATTTTATGAATTTTACAAGATACATGGATTCCATATCTCAAGTAAAAATATCTGACCCATCTACTTTTCTAATGAGAAGGTTCCAACTCGGTGCGTTAGGAGCTGTAGCGGGAGGATATTTGATAGGTAGTGGTAACGAAGCAGGCTTACTTGCGCCATTAGTATTTTTATTACTTGGAAGAAAATTTGGTCAAATACTTGGAGATCCTGTGGCTGTAAGGTATTTAAATGATGCTTTAGGTGTAGATGAAAAAATAAAACTTATGAAAGGACAAAAGATTGGTGCAGGAGTGGCACCTGTTCTTCCCATTTTACCTGAGAAAAAATTTAGAGCAGGTCCTGGTCAACTTCAAAAAGTCGGAGTAAAGCAAAGAGATGCATTTGCTAGATTATTTAATTATTTAAATGAACAAGATAGAGATGTCCCTAGAGTAGATGCAAATGATATTAAACCAGCTGAAATTACAGATAGAATTTTAAAAATGTCATTAAAAATTCCTAAACCAATTTACGATGATAACACAGTACCAAAAGAAACTACAGAAACAATGTTCGCTGGAGATTTGACTAAAAGCTCAGGTAATGTTGATGAAGATAACGATATGGTCACTTATTTAGATACTGTTATAAATAACGTTGCAGAGAATGCTGTAGATATGGATTTAAGAGATCAAGAGGCAGATGCAAGAGCAGAACAAGAAGGAACACCAATTACTGATGATTTGCAGTTACAAGCAGCAGGAACGGGTGCACAAAACATACAACAGAACACCGGACAAGTGACTTCAGCACAAGTTGAAAGTGTATTTCCAAGAGATGAAACTTTGATAGCTGCAGCAAGAAGAAGGGAAAAACCAAGTGTCTAATAAAGCTTTAGAAAAAATAGAATCGCATGAAAAACTTTGTAGAATTATGCAAAAGCAAACTCAAGCTGACATTAAAGAATTAAGAAATGATATAAACAGAATAGAAAAAATTTTATTGACTTCAGCAGGTGTATTAATTACAGGTATGGCTAGTGTTATAATAGTATTAATTACAAAACTCTGGTGAAACTAGTCATAAATAAAAAATATCCGTACAAACATTATAATAGATTTTCTGATACTACAGGCAGAAAATATCTAGTGGATAATGTAAAAGTTCCTAGCGTTACTGCCATTTTAAGTGCAACTAAAGATATGCGCCAACTTAATAACTGGCGTAGAAGAGTAGGGGAAAAAGAGGCAGATCGCATTATGAACCAAGCCTCAACGATTGGAACTGAAATGCATCAAGTATTAGAATATTATTTAAGTGGTGGTGGTTATTACAATGATATGGAAGAAGGCGCAAAACCAAGAATGATGGCAAAAACCATTTTGGACAATATTAAAATAGATGAAGTTTGGGGCAATGAAATAAGTCTTGAATATCAAAATAAATTTGCTGGAACTTGTGATATGACAGCCGTAGTCTATGGTAAGCCTAGCATAGTTGATTGGAAGCAAGCAAATAGGCCAAAAAAGGAAGAATGGGTAGATGACTATAAACATCAGTTGGGTGCCTATTATTTAGCCCATACTGCCAATTACGGGCCCATAGAGCAGGGTGTAGTTAGTATTTGTACCCGAGACCTCAAATATCAAGAATTTCGTCTCTCAGAGGCTGATTTGAAGGAATACGCAGATAAATTTTTAAATAGGTTAGAGCAATTTAATAAGCTACAACAACCAGTCTCTTAAATCCTCTTCACCTAATGTTTTGGCAGCTAAATGACCTTTTGTTACCAAAGATTTCATAATAGCCTCATCAAGTGTATCTTTTGCAACTATATCAATATATGTTACGGAATTTTTCTGTCCCATTCTGTGAGCTCTATCCTCAGATTGTTTTCTTACCTCAAGATTATAATTATTAGAAAAATAAATTACATTAGTACAAGCAGTAAGTGTCAAACCAAAGCCCCCTGTTGTAGGGTTTCCTACTAAAAATCTTGTCTTAGGATCTGTTTGAATACGCTCTACAGCTCTCTTTCTTTCTTCTACATTCACTTCTCCATAAATAGATACGACAGAATCTTTGCCATATTTTTTGCTTATAAAATCTATAATTTCTTTAATGTTGTAGATATAATTAGCCCAAATAATACATTTACCATCAGCTTCCTCTAAAATATCATTTAAAGCAGTTATTTTTTGTGAGTGTAATGTTAATATCTCCCCTTCATCACTTTTTGTAAAACCATTACAAACCTGGTGTAGTTTGATAATTTCTGTTAATTTATTAGAAAATGATATTGTACTATCTTCAACCATCGCTAGTGCAGAAATTCGTAGGCGATCATATATTTTTTTGCTCTCACCTTCGAGTTCAATGTATCTTTTCTGACGAATCTTTGGCTTCAGGTCTAAACATTGGTCTTTTCGTATTCTAGTAGAAAATTGCTGTAATTTAGATTCTAATTCATCTAATCTTTTATAGTATTTAGGAACACTTATGTATCTTCCTGAACCTACGGGTATGTCAGACATCTCTGCATATCTATTTCTAAAAGCCAGATAACTTGTAAAGCCTAAAAGTTGTGGACTTAAAAATTGACATTGTGTATACAAATCCAATGGAGATTTTGTTATTGGCGATCCTGTTAGGATACGCCTTATATTTGACAATGATCGTAATCCTAAAATGTTTTTTGTTCGTTTTGCTGATCGGTTTTTTATTGTGGTTGATTCATCCAGTGCTACAAAATTTTTGGTATTGGTAATTAAATAATCTTTACAAGCATTAAAACCTCTTAAAGTTGACAAAGCTTCTACGTTTATTAGAAAGATTCTAAGGTACTCAAATTTATTAAGAGAATCGTACTCTTTTGGTTTACTTATGTTCCATTTATAAATTTTGTATTGTATTTCTTTAGGTAAATGTGTTTTAATTTCTGACTCCCAAACAGTATAAACAGATTTAGGAGCTATAACTAATACAGATTGTATATTTTTTTTTAAATAAAGATAAGCTAAATTATCAATAGTGACTTTTGTTTTACCAGTTCCCATCTCCATAAAGTATGCCCATTGTGTTTTTTCAGCAGAATCATTTAAAGCATTTCTTTGATGTTCGTAGGGTTTAGTTTTGTACGGATATTTCCACATCGGATAATTAAATATATTTTATTGTTGCAAAGTTCAAGAACTTATTTTAAGAGACCCTAGGAGGAAAATATGGATATAGAAAAAATGTCATCCATTGACATTAGTCAAGATAATGTAAAATCTATTACTGACAAATGTCACCAACTACAAGAACTCCAAAAGCAATACAAAGACATCGAGGAACAACTTTCAAAAACTAAAAACAAAGTTAGAGATTTGGAAGAACGTATTATCCCAGAGATGATGCAAGAAGCAGGTGTGTCGAAAATTAAATTAAAAGACGGCACTGAAGTAGAAGTTAAACCTTTCTATGCTGCTAAGATTCCTGAGTCAAGGGTTGAAGAGGCCTTCGGTTGGTTGAGAGGCAATGGCTTTGAAGATTTAATTAAGAATACAGTCACTGCTAATTTCAATCGAGGTCAAGACAATCAAGTGTCGGAGCTTATCAAAGTTTGCGAGGAACATGGTTTTGCTTATTCTAAAAAAGAAAAAGTTGAGCCAATGACTTTAAAAGCTTTTGTAAGAGAACAAGTCGAAGGCGGTAAGAAATTACCTTTTGATTTGTTTGGCGTTTATATTGCTAACAAAACAAAAATAACAAATAACAAATAAAGGAGAAAACGTGAAACCTAAAAACGGACAATCGAACGAAGTTGCGATTAAAAAAGAAGCCGGTGCAGTAGCAGCAATTAATATTGAACAATTTGCTGATACAGGTTTTGATAATGTAGACTCAAAAAGTCTTGCATTACCATTCCTAAAAGTGCTTGGTCAACTTTCACCACAAGTTACTCAGGGTGATAGTAATTTCATTCCAGAGGCAAGAGCTGGTATGATTTACAACACAGTCACTGATGAACTTTATGATGGAGCAAAAGGAATTAATGTAATTCCATGCTTTTATAAATTAGAGTACATCGAATGGAGAGACAGAGATAAGGGAGCAGTAGCACCTGTTAATGTTTATCCAAGTGATTCAGATATCATGAGTAAAACCACTCGTGGCGATGATGGTAAAGATAGGCTTGAGAATGGTAATTACATTGAAGAGACAGCCTCTCATTACGTAATGGTGGTTGAGTCTAATAAAACTTCAACTGCTTTAATTACTATGAAATCCACTCAGAGAAAAAAATCTAAAAAGTGGAATTCAATGATGATGTCATTGAGGCAAAAAAAGAGAGATGGTAAAGGTTTTTTCAAGCCTGCTCCATTCACTCAACTTTACACTATGAGCACGGTCTTAGAAAAAAATAATCTTGGATCATGGTTTGGGTGGGAAATATCTCACGTTGGGCCAGTTGAAAGCGAAGAGATCATGAAGACAGCTTTTGAGTTTTATGAAAGTTGTAAAAAAGGATCTGTCCGTGTCAATCATGGAAAAGAAGAACAGGTAGCTAAAACACCATTCTAATTTATGGATCTACTTGACAAAACCCTGGAGGAGTTTGTATTACTCTTCCAGGGCTCAACTACATATTTTGGTGTATCCAAACCCACGGGTAAGAAAAACTCTAAAGGTAAGGCAGAATTCAAACATTGGGTTGAACCTTCTCCAATGACAAAAGATCATTG